AAAGCAGAAACAGAGGGTAAAACAAAGGACGTCGGATTGTTGGACGTTACCCCGGAAAATTTCATTGTTCCAAAAGGAGAAGAAAGTTTTTATCATTGTCGTATTGAGGTTGTAAAATTCAACCAAGAAACGGGCGAAAGAATTTCACGACCACGTATGCAGGTTTTCGGAAAAAAGTTCTTTGAAACATTCGGATTGCACAATTTGCGAAAAATGGGTTATAAAGTTGACATTATGCACGACCCGAACGTTTGGGAGGCAGCGAACAAAGAAAAGATTGAAGCCAGCAAACGAGCAAAGGCAGAAGCAGCAGCAAAGGCGGCAGCAGAAGCAAAGGCGGCAGAACGTGAACAAATGAAAGCCGAAATTATTGCAGAACTGACAGCCGCCGGAGTTATCCCAGCAGAACCAAAGAAAGCCGGACGAAAACCAAAAGCCGAAAAAACAGCAGAAGCAGAGGAAGCGGCAGGCGATAGCCCGGAAAACAACGAGAATGTTTAACCATTAAAAATTACGAATATGGCACAGATGCACAGCAAGACAATTTGGTTATTGAAGTAGCCACAACCGCCGCAGCATTGGACGGCGACACAAAGAAAAAGTTGATTGAATGTATTGAGGGCGGAACAATTACCGACGTTATTTTGGTAACAAAAGAGGTTGAAAAGAAAATCAGCCATGCACGTGTTGTTAGTTGGTTGGTTGACACAACCGGGGATTCCCCAAAATACACAATTGATATTATTGACGCAAAAAGCGGAGCAGTAGAAGCAATCGCACTTAATTAATTCAAAGGGTAAGAATATTATGTTAACGAGAGAAATTTTAGTTGCAAATGCGGCTTTGTCGGGATTGTCTGACGAACAGATTACAGCGATAACAACATTATCGCAGAATGACGAAAACAGCGTTATTGCCAAGAAAACGGGCGAAATTTACGGGGCTTTGGATGGCGATATTTTGGCGGTTTCCGGTATCGCTAAAAATGGAACCGAAAAAACGTATGATTACGCAAAACGTGTAATGGTGGAAATGAAAACAAAAGCCGATGGCGCAACCGGGCTGCAATCGCAGATTGATTCATTGACCAAGGAAAGAGCCCGTTTAGAAAAGGCAATTGCCGATGGTGCGGCAGATGCGGAAACCGTGAAAGCATTGAAGCAGGCAAAAGCAGATTTGCAGAACGTGACAACGCAGTTTACCGAGTTGACAACCAAGTATGAGGCAGAAAAGGCAAACCACGAAAAAGAATTGTTCGGAGTAAGAATTGACAACGCATTGCAGACAGCCGCCGCCGGGCTTAAATTCAAAGCAGGATTTCCGGAAAGCGTAACAAAGGTTATTTTGACGCAGGCGACCGAAAAAGTAAAAGGCATGAACCCGGAATATATAGACGACGGAAACGGCGGAAAGGTTTTGGCGTTCAAAGATGCAAGCGGCGCAATTATGCGCAATCCAAACAATCAGTTGAACCCATTCACGCCCGCCGAGTTGCTGACAAAAGAATTGGAAACGATGGGAGTATTGGAGCAGCAAAGACAACAGCTAGGAGGCGGCACAAATAAGCCCGTAGGCGGTGCCGGAGGCGGCGGAATTACATTGGACGTAAGCGGAGCCAAAACGCAATCAGAGGCGTACGAACTTATTACAAAACAATTGATGGCGCAAGGTAAAACGGTAGGTTCCAAAGAGTTTGACGAAGATATGAGAAAGGTTTGGCAGGAAAATAGTATTAACAAATTTCCGGAGAGATAACCGGGTAATGGGTAAACCCGCATTTAATAACAAATTAAAATAAAAAGACTATGAGTTTAATTGCAACAAGATTACAGAATTGGCGAGTAGAAAACCCGGAGTTAGACCGTAATATGACCCGCCCGTGCGAGTATGGCGCATTAGATTTTTTCATTGAACAGACCAACGCCGGAAATTCCATTTTGTCCCCGAAATTGCGTGAACGTGCGTTTGCCTCAATCGGAAATACGGTACAAGTTCCGGTTATCAATTACGATGGCGACGTTACGGTTAGCAACGTTCGTACGTGTGTTATCCAGAACGATGAAAGCACGTCCGCACTTTATACCGTGGTTTGGGCGACATATTCCGTCGGCTTTACAATGGTGCCAACGTTGTATATGAACAACGAAATTTCGTATGACCACGATTTCAACCGCAAAATGGAAAAGGTTTGCAGAGCGTTTGCAAATTCGTTAGACCAAGCAGCCGTTGCAGCGTTGGAGGCAGAAAAAACCCATGTATTGAAAGACGAGTTGAATTACAAATTCGCTGCAAACGTTATTGAGGTTCCAACGCAGATGGCAACCGAAATTATGGGCGATATTAACCCGATTATGCGTGCAAATTGTTATCCGGGTTTGGCTCACATCGTAGGTAACGCCGGAATTGACAGCCTTATTAAAAAATTGGCACAGCACGGTATTTATAACGACGTAAACAAGCGTATGGAATACGAAAATAAAGTGTTCCATTATACAAACAACGTCGTAAATGAATCTAACAAAAACGGCACATTCTTTGCCGTAGAGGATGGTAACGTTGGCGTTTTAACACGTGTTGACCGTGAGGCGTTGAACCGCACCCGTGCGAATTTCCACGAATGGGACGTTGTACGTTTGCCGTACATTGATTTGCCCGTTGGTTCGCACTATTACACAGAAGTTGGCGACCAGTCACTGACAGCAGGCGAAGCGAGTGACGATATGACGTGCAACGTGAAAGAATATTTTGGATTTAGCGCAGACGTTGCGTTTGTAATTGCTTACAACAGCAACCCAACAACCGTTGCAAATCCGATTATCAAAGCGCAGATTGCAGCACGTGCGGGAAATGTACCTTTGGGTATGCCTGTATATGTAACCAACGCCGGGGAATTTCCCGCCGGAGGTGCGGGCGCATAACGCCGGAGCATAACGAATTATTTAACCGAGGGGACGGGGTGGTTATCCCCGCCCCCTTATTTATTGCAATCTTAATTCCTAATATGGGAAATAAATGGGCGTTTTTATGATAAGAATAAATGAAATATGCGAAGCGTTAAAAAATGTGTGCGGGTGGGAGCAATCATACGACCCGGCAAAGGCGATAGACGACAATTTAACGCAAACGGAAAGTGGGTTGTATTTTCAAGGTGCGCACCCGCTTTTGACGTTGGATAATATGGCGGCGATTATGCCGGATGATTGGGGGCTGCAATACCCGGAATGGAACATGATATTGCCGTACAAAGCCGGGCAGAAAGTGAGCCATAACGGTATTGTTTGGATTGCTAAAATTGACAACACCGGAGAGGAACCAACGGCAAGCGATTTTAATAATGATTACAGCCGGGAGGATTACGGAAACCCATATTGGAAACCGTATAATATGTTGACGGACTTTTTGGAGAGAATGACCCGAAACGGAATTGCGACCGCAATACAGACGTTTACACAGATTAAGCAGTTGGATAAAGAAACACGTAATTTGTTGGAGCGAAAAACGTTCTTTGATGGTGCCGGACGCATACGGGCGACGTTGCAAAACAATCATAAGTTGGTAGGATTTGAAATTGTCCCGGTTCGTGCAATGGGAGTGACGGCGAAAATTGAAAAGATAGGTTTGCAAATGACCGGGGGAACCGGGGTTGTTAGAATGTATTTGTTTCATTCGTCGCAGATAGACCCAATAAAGACTTTTGATTTGAATTTTACCGTTACAAATGGCGGTTTTCAGTGGTTCCCGTTAACTGATTGTTATTTGCCGTATATAAGCGACAAGAACAACGCCGGGGGGTCGTGGTTCCTTTGCTACAATCAAGACGAATTACCCGCCGGAATGGAAGCAATTAACGTATCAAAGGATTGGAGCCGGGAGCCGTGCGGAACGTGCAACATGGGTTCCGTTGAGGTTTGGCGAGAATTGACAAAGTATTTGCAAGTAACGCCGTTTATGTATAATGCGCCGGAAACGTTCGCAGAATACCCGGAGTTGTGGGATATTGCATACACGATGTACACACGAACCCAAAATTACGGGCTGAATTGCGAAATTACTATTGGATGCGATTTAACGGATTTCATTATTTCCCAAAGGCAGATTTTCCAAACGGTAATACAAAGACAAGTTGCTGCAATTGCATTGCGGACGTTGGCAATGAACCCCAACGTAAGGGTTAACCGCAATCAATCAAACGCAACCCGGATGGATATTTTGTATGAGTTGGACGGCAACACGTCCGGCGTTCGTCCCGGCGGTTTAGGTTACGACCTTAAAAAGTCTTATGAGGCGTTGCAAATAGATACGCAAGGGTTAGACCGTATCTGTTTAGCCTGCAATAACCGTGGGGTAAGATACAGAACCGTGTAATTATATAATTCAAAGGGAAAGTTGTATATAATTTCATGTAAAAGTTGTATTTATGAAACGGATAACCGATTTGCGAAAAAGGGTTGCGGATTTCAACGAGGCTTTGACGTCCGGGCGGATAATACAAAACATTATATGGGACAATGAGTCATATATAGTTGATTTGAACGCCGAGGAACAATTGTTTGAACAAGGTATTAACCGTTTGGGCGTCGAAATTTCGGATTATGCACCATACAGCCCCGTAACAATCGCAATTAAAGAGGCTAAGGGACAGCCGACAAACCGGGTAACGTTACGGGATGAGGGAGATTTTGAAAGTAGTTTTTATTTAGAGGTTGGCGACAAACAATTTGAAATTAAAGCGTCTGACTTTAAAACCGAGGATTTAATAAAAAAATACGGTCGTCAAATATTGGGTTTAACCGACGAAAATATTTCAATATTGATTTGGAAATATATTTTCCCGGATTTAATGGCAGAAACAAAAAAACAAATTTATGGCAAATAATGTAAAAGCCCCGGTTATTGACAACCCGGAATTGTTAGACCGGATAATTGGAAACATGCAAAACGGATTGGTTGATAATTTGCCGTGGTTGGATTTTGCATTTGGCAGGGCGGAAAGACTTGTTAAATACAACGGGAACCAAAAGCGATATTATACGCCAAATGTTTATTCCGGCAATAACGATTATATGGAAGTAACGCCGGATGCAAATATTGGTAATTTCTGTTTTTTTTGGGTTGACGACCCGCAAAACATAAGTTGGGAACCCGGCGTTGATATTGGGATAAAAACGGCGTTTTCGATTATCTTTTGGTTTGATTATCGAAAGATTTTCAACGAAGCAAGCAACAGAAACAAAGAGGCGTTAAAACGTCAAATATTGGACGTATTAAACGGCGGGTTTTGGTTGCGTCATGGAGGCTATAAAATAAACAAAGTCTATGAATTGGCGGAAAACATTTACCGGGGGTTTTCTTTGGACGAAATAGACAACCAATTTTTAATGCACCCGTTCGGCGGATTCCGGTTTGAGGGCGAATTGAGTATTGGAGAAACATGTAAATTGTAGGATATGGAACATTTTATTTATAACATTATTGTTGTCGCATTAATAGCGGCTTTTGTGCTGACGTTATTACGCAAATGGGGCGTCATTGAATGGGTACAGATTCACGGGAACGATTTCTTTTCAAAGATGTTTAATTGCGATTTCTGTTTGTCGTGGTGGACGTGCGTTTTGATTTGTTTCTTTGCGTTGATATTTACCGGGAACCTCTCATTTTTGGGCGTTCCCTTTTGTAGTACAATGATAACACGTGTTTTATTATGAAGAATGTACAAATAAAAGGAATGAACGTTGAGTTGTATGATTCAATCGAGGATTTGCCAATTATGCGTTTCCACAAGTATAACAAAATGCTTTTGGTTGACGCCGGGGTTGGTTCCGATTTGTCGGATTTTGACCGACATATTGAAAAGGTAATACGTTATTTGAACAGCCCAACGCCAAACATGGCAACCGTTGAGTTGGAAAATATGCGCCAAAACATATATTTCATTCAATCCGAGGTTTCCCCCCGGCATTTGGCTTTTGCCGTGTTGGTTAAATCAATAAATGGTAAACCCCGAAATGATTTGTCAGATGATGGATTGCAACAAACAATGAGTCTTTTTAAAGACGTTGCAAATTCAGAGATAACCGCCCATTTGGAAGCGGTTAAAAAAAAAATAGACGATGAATTGCGTTTGTATTTTCCCCGGTTGTTCGATGATGCGACATTGAAAGAGTATTACGATAAATTGAAACAAAGAACGATTGTTGTATTACGCACAATAATAGACGGTCGGGCAACCGAGGCGGAC